TTTTCGCTCGAATTGGCCATGTCGGTAATTGTAATCTCGATGGGATTCCATGATAAAATGCCCGGTCGGTAGGAAACGTCGTTGATGTTTATATATTCGCTTATGCCGATTTCAAAAGAGGGTTTTTGCATTGAGCGTAAAGCATAGGTATTGACAATATCGATTCCGGAGCCAAATGTAGCAAACCATCTAAAGGATAGTTTAGGCTCGAGACTTGCATCACTCCAGAAAGGCATTCGTTTTTAACCCTCTTACGGTGTCAATTGAGAGGAAGGAGTGGTGGTATTATCCATAGTAGCGAAGTCGTAGCGTAATGTTACCGAAGTAATCACTAGGTCTTCCGACGAATAATCCAATTGACCATAATCGACCGACGTAAAGAACGCATTGTTCAGTGTCCATGTGTCAAGCGGTTGACCGTCTGCATCGATTTGCACGATCTGAGGCGAACCAATCGAATCAACAAATCCTTGCTTGCTTAAAGAGGTTTCCGCGCTAGCTCGATCTTTAGGTACCCGATATCCGGCGCCGATGAACATGTTTGTAATGGCTGCGGATTGATCCGGAATTACAGGATCTACAAAGGTAACGTCGACCGTATTCCAAGTTACTCTTCCCGGAAAATAGAAAGTATGTGCGACATATTGATGAGGCACCTCAGTAACAGCAAAAGAAGGTTTCTTTACTGTCTTTATAGCATAAGTTTCTATTTGTTCATTGTCTCCCGATAGTAAAAAATACCATCGAAAGCTTCTTTTAGGCTCTACTTTTGCATCGCTCCAAAATCTTGGTTTATCGGCCATTTATTTCTCTCCTTAGTAGTAAGTAGTTTACTTGTTAAATTTAATCCTCAAAAGCTGCGCCGGAATCTGTCAAAATAAAGTCAATTGCGATATACTCAATTGATCTTGCAGGCTTCAGATAGATCTTGGCGTAAACTATGTTTCTATCAACCAAATCTGGCGTAGTTGTAGTATCATCTAATACCATTTTAAAAGCGGTAATACCTAAACCAGCTTGGACACCGCGAAGGAAGGGTTCGACACGACCTTTGAAGCGATTCCAAGTAACTCTTACATTCTGATCGAACAGAATAGTAGCGGCAAATCTTGAAATCTGGCGCTTCAAGAAAATCATCAAGCGTCGGACGTTAATTCTATCCAATGCTGATGGTGTAACTTGTAACGTTTTCTGACCAAAGATTACGATACCTTCGGCTGGGAATTGCGCGATTGGGTTGATATTGTTATCATACAGTTTGTCGCGCTGTTTCGAAGTTAATCTTTCACGAACTGCGACCACTGGTAGACCAGCTTTACCGGCGCTTAGACCGCCTCGCGTAAATCCAGCAGGAGCAAACCAAAGTTCGCTAGCCTTCTGGCCGTAAGACATTGCGCCAAGAGCAGCAATGGAAGGAGGTGCCCAAACTAGCTGACCGTTATTAAGGTCGCGAATTTGAACCCATGGATAGTAAGCACATCCATAGTTAGTATTCCATGTCAAGGTTTTGAGTTCCTCAATGGTCTGATCCACGCTTCCTCTTCTGTCAGCTGCATCGAGCGTGCTTTCATATTCGGGAGTGTACCCGTATTTTAGATCGATGACTGCAAGTGCATCTCCTCGATCTTCACACATATTAAATAATGTCTCATTAAGAGTGTTGTTGATTAGACCCGGCATTGCTACCAAATCATACTCTACAACTTCTGGATCTCGCAAGCTATCAATAGCCACTTGAACTGAGTTGTAAGCATAATTTGTAGTGACGTCGTTATCGTCGCCCGTGTTAACTGTGCGGAAAGGCTCCGATTCTTTGACATTCAAGCCGTCGAAGCCACCAGCAAAAACCGTAGTAAAACGATCAACGCCAGCATTTAGAACTTCGCTGAAAGAGCCGGTGCCACGAAGATAAGTTAAAGCGCCTCGGTCAGTGCCTCCTACATCCATTTGACGTGAGCCTGAAAGATATACAAAAATCTTATCTGCTTCGGCGCCGCTATAACACATGTCGTCGAGAGTGAAAACAAAGTCGTCGACAGTTAGGTCAGCGGTGTCTGAATCTGTTGGTTTTGTTTTAAGATGATCCAAAACACTTCTGTCTAGCTGAGTTGTGTCGTAGGTAGTATCTACACCGTAGTAGGAATTCAACGGGTCGACTGGTTTTCCTTCCGAAGCGGATTGACGCAATCTCAACTTTGGAAAGCTATATGTAAGAGCACCATCAGTTCCTGCGGAGCCGCTGATGAAGACGCCACCGATATCGGAACCATAGTCATCTGAACTGCCACTAACCATGGTGGCTTTTTGGCCCGGGGTCTGAGCATCGTTGAAGCTTTTAAATCGGGTCGGCCCTTTGACTCCAAAGGGTAGATATGCTGCGTCGGTGTCGCCTTTTTTGACAGCGGCTGGCATGTCTACGTATATATATCGCGATCTATTCGGATAGTCACCATATTGTATATAACGTCGTGATGCGTCGTCCCAAGTTTCATATCTGTCGCCAATTTTGCGGCCAATGAAGTTTTCAGAAGTGGGGTTGAGGTTACAATTGTTGAATTGTTCCACAAATTCGACACGATTATCGGTATCGCTCATCTTGCGTATAACAACACTAAATGAACCATAGGGATTCGCTGTTGTATTGACAGAAGATTTGATTTCTTTAATAGATACCTTAAGGTTTCTCGATACCCAATCACCATTGTTGCGGCAGACTAGTTTGAATAGCTGTTGTTGCTCGCCTGCATCAAAGCTTCCGGTACCGAGACCGGTTGTGGTGTCTTGAGCGATGAAATAGCCCGTTTCTGCAGGTTGGTAGTCTTTTTCTACAACACCTCCATAAACAGAGCCGCTCAAAAGAGGTAAAATCACGCCGACTTGAGAAGTAGAAGAGATTGCCTCGTTGACTGCTCCTTCGTAAGACTCGCCCAGCCAATAGCGGACGAACGCATCTGATGAAACGTCAGTCGCTGCAGTATTTGTCAGAATAGGATTTGTATTGAAAACCTTTCTAATATATTGATCACTAGAGGGAGTAAAATTAAAAGCTGAGTCGACAGAAACGCCATTAACGCTTGAAGTAATCTGAACTTTGAATTGTTTGTTTCCAACAGAATCTATATAGATACTTGTTCCTTTACCAATGGTGCCATTGCCAGATTTCGTTCCTGAAAGAGCAATGGAGGCGCTTTGGTCGATATACCAAACTGCAGCTAACGTTCCAGTAGTGGCCGCATAAGAGGCGCTCATTGTGCCCGTAACTGTCGTTGCAAGACTGACGCCATTAACTGATAGCGCCAGAGAGCTATTCTCGATACCTATTTGGAGTCCGGGCGAAAGAGTTGGGAGGGCGGCGCTCGAAGTAATTCCCACCACGGCTGCGTTGGCGGCTGATGTAACGGGAAGAGAACCTGCGGCGCCAATTACATTGAGAACACTGGCTATGTTTGTAGCGGCGATGGAGGCGTCGAATTGACTGGCAGAAAATTCCATTACAGCCGCATCTGCCGTATCAGTTGATGTGCCACTGATAATCATTCGGGAGGTGACACCATCAGAGAGGAAAATAAAGCTTTTGCCACCTAGAACAGCGGAGGGGGTGACTTCCGCCTTTAAACGAGTTTGAGTGGGAGTATCAGAAACGAAAAGACCATAAGCGCCGCCGTTGTCCTCATATGAGGTGCCCGGTGCTGAATCTGTAGTCTGCCAACCGGCTTTGCCGCCATCGTCGGAAGCTTGTGCATGAGCTTGACCACCCAATCGCACAAAGGTAACGGGAGAATTGTTTCTAAACCATGCTTGTGCTGCATAAGGGGCATATGTGGGAGAAGTATAATTACCGTCTCTAGCGACGTCGCCGCCTTTGCCACCGGGAATTGGATTGCCAAAAACATTAACAAAGTCGGCCATTGAGTCGATTTGAGTTGGTTTAAGCATAGGGCCTTTTTCGGCTCTACCAATTAAAGCAGGGCCAATATCGCCTGCGATGGCGCTTCTACCGGTATTATCAATTTCACTGACAAAGACTCCGGGTGAAACAAATTTGTATTTATCTACGGACATTATAAAATTCTCCTTTAGAGGTGTTTCTTTATTAATTAGTTTTTATTCTCTGTAAAAACCCTTCCCATCTCCATGCTCGGGAATATCACCTAAGATTACACGTTCCCTAGGGATTTTTACTTCTACGGCGTTTTGAGTTTTAACAACTCGGGGTCTATCTCCATTGGGAGATTCGCCTATTACATAACCTAATACATCAAAAGTCATTTTTGTTTCATATTTTCGCTCATCAGCGCTTAAGCTGGATGCATTGTTGTTGTATGAAAAATCAG